TTGGAAAATGACTATATAGTATAGTATAATATAGTATATTACTGCTGCTATATAATAATATACTATTATATATATTATATATATATTATATTAAAATAAGACAATTCCAATAAAAGTCAAGTAAAAAAAAATGCTTGACATAACCTGGTCAAATTATTTAGATTGGAGATGAGATGGCAAGAGCTATCAACGAATTAAGTCAATTAAAATTAGATGAACAAATCAAGATATTATCATCTCTATCCAAGAATACAATGATGGTAGAAATTGATGGAAAACTGTATCCAATACCACCTCAGGTATTTGAATTGATTGAGTCACTAAATACTGAATTGACCGAATTAAAGGAGTCACCATTTGGAATATCGAGTAATAAAGAGAGTTAGGCACTATGTATATGATGACATACAAGAATTTGAAGAGCATAACCCTAATGAACAAGTCAATAAAGATTGGCGAGACTCTGACGAAGGTGATTGGGTTTACTCTGATGATAATCGCATTGTCCAGTTACTTAAGGTAAAAAATGAAATCAAACACCCAAACGATAGAAGAAATTATAAGTTTGCCAAAGGTTATGTACGCACAGTCGTTGGAACATTCATCAACCGTGACAAAACTACAATGGACACGGACTTTTCCCAACACAAAAATCGATATACGTTTTCCAAAACAATAAAAAATCCATCCGAGCGCGTCTATAAGCGTGAGAAAACAACAAATAAAGAAAAAATTTTCGCAACAAATGTTGCGGTTGGAATGGGTCCTGTTAAAGCATATATGGATGCGTTTAATGAGGACAAAGAAGATACAGCCAAAAGAAAAGCTGCGATATTACTTAAACAAAGAAGGGTGATAAGAGAAGTGGAAAAAAGTGTAATGGATGTTGCCAAAGACCTCGGCATTGACCATACCTATGTATTGCAATCATTAAAATTATTGGCAGAAAATACCGATGATGAAAATATTGCACTACAATCATTAAAGGAAATGGGAAAAGCTATTGGTACACTTGGTGGCGGAATAAAGAAAATAGAAACTGGTGTTATGGGTCTTTTTAAAGGATTTTCACCAGACCAAATCGAATCAGCAGATTCAAGAAATTTATTAAAGGAGAAAGAAAATGGTGTGTCCAAGTTGCACGAGTCATCTAGTGATAAAGTTCGGGAAGAAACTAAGGAAGTCAGGGACTCGACAGGAGTATAAATGCAAAGCATGTTCTCGAAGATTTTCGGTGCCAATTGAAAGTGTTATCGTCAACAAAACAGATGATATAGAGCCAGGTAAAATATTTTCAGAGACGTTTGATGACACTGTTCGTATTCATGGATTAACCGATATTCATGTTGGAGCAGTGGAGCATGATGCATCCAAATTTGATGAAGCAATAAAGGAAATACAAAAAGATGATAATGCAAGATGGTTTGCAAATGGAGATATATTAGAACTAATACCTCCCAATTATAAGATAAACCAACGAGGGCAAAACATTCCTCCTGAAGACCAATATATGGAATTCATTGAAAGAATGGAGCCAATACGAGATAAATGTCTATTTATTCGTGGTGGAAATCATGATTATTTGCGTAGTTTCAATATACTAGATTTTGATGTTTGCAAGGTAATGGCAAAGGAATTGAATGTTCCATATTATCGATTACCTGGATATGCAAGGATAAAAGTCAATGGAAAGGAATGGTATTTAGTAAGTGGTCATGGAAAATCAGGTGGAAAAAATGGAGACCTTGAATTGGATAAAATGTCTACGGTATATCCATGGGGAGATGTATTCTTTCTTGGTCATAATCATCAGCTATATGCAAAGCCTATGGATTCAATTGTTGTTGATGATGATAATGAGGAGACTTTACATCGCAGATGGTATATTCGCGGTGGCTCTTTTCTTAGGTACGCAGACTATGCAAGATACTCGTTTTATCCATTGGTTAGAACTGGATGGGTTACAATAGAGTTTTCAGATAGTAAAATAAAATGTTGGGAAAATTATTGATATGTCAAAGAATTCATTTATAAATTGGGAAAACGCACCAATAGGAAAAGAAGCATTTATTGCTTTGTTCATATTTATGAGTGGATTAGTTGGTGAAGGCTTTTATTTCTATAATCGCTTTATTGAATTAGAAACAAATATGTTAGAAGCTAGTGATAAGATTGAAGAATTATTATCTAAACATATTGAAGATGAAGAACAAGAGTTTGCAAAGTTGGAAGAACGAGTAAAGTTTTATGAGAAAGAATTCAATATTAATCCGTTGAGTTGGAGGAAGAAAAAAAAGTAATGGATAAAAATATAATACAGTACACTTCTAGTTTTACACTATTAAAAAGCAATGTTGATTACAAACAAAAGTTTGAAAAAATATTAGAACAATTTAGATATGAAGACCTACAAGATAAGGTTGCAAGACATTGGATATCTCAATCGATGTATGATATATTATTAAAAGATACATCTAATAAATGAAGTAGAAATAATGGCATACAAACCAAAATCAAATGATAGAGTATTTGACATGGTTAAATATTCTGATAATTCATTATCTGAAATGCATAAGATGGGAGCATATGAAGTTGTTCATAAGATAGATAATTTTCTAAAAACATATCAGAAAGATGATAAAATAACAGAAGAAGAAAGAGATGCCTTACGTCATTACTATGGGATGAGAGCAGTTATAAATAAATATGGTCATGAAATAGGAAAAATCGGTGGGATAGTTCACGAAGGATTTGATTTGTTATTTCCAACAGAATCAAAAATACAATCAGATATTGATATTCATAATAATAAAGTTGCATCAATGCACATAAGAATGAAGTTCGGTAATGATATATCAAATGATATGACTTTAGAAGAAATAAAAGAACCATTAAAATATTTAAAAATTCCTCCATCGTGGCAAGAAACAGCAGTTCAATATAAGTGAATATTAATACCCAAAACGTTAACGAAGCTGAACAAGTATTATTATTAGCAAAAAATGATTTAATATCTTTTGGTAAACTATTTTTACCTGATGATTTTTTACGAAGTGAAACTCCACCATTTCATTATGAAGTATCCGATGCTCTTGATGATGTAAAAACAAGACAATTAGCAGTTATTCTTCCTAGGGGTCATGGTAAAACTGTATTAACAAAAGCAAGTATATTAAAAGACTTTGTATTTTGTCCACCAGATGACCATTTATTTTATGCTTGGGTATCCGCTACTTACAAACTATCAGTGGGTAATATGGATTATATTAAGCATCATCTAACAAACAATGAAAAAATATTATATTATTTTGGAAAGATGAAAGGGAATAAATGGACAGAGGAAGATGTCGAGTTAAGCAATGGATGTAAGTTAATATCCAAATCAAATGTTGCAGGCATAAGAGGAGGTAGTAAATTACATAAACGATATGATTTAATTATCCTTGACGATTTTGAACATGAAGCGAATACAATAACAAAAGAAGCAAGAGATAAAAATGCTAACTTAGTAACTGCTGTTGTATTTCCTGCTCTTGAACCTCATACTGGTCGATTAAGAATTAATGGTACTCCAGTTCATTTTGATTCATTTATTAATAACTTATTAACAAGTTATCGTAAAGCAGTAAAAGATAAAAAAGAAAAAGAATTCTCATGGAAGGTATTAACATATAAAGCAATAAGTGATACAGGAACATTACTCTGGCCGAGCTTCTTTACAGCGGATATATTAAAACAACGAAAGAAATTTTATGTTGATTCTGGTCAACCTGCTAAATATTGGCAAGAGTACTTTATGGAAGTACAAAGTGAAGAGGATGCTATATGGATTCGAGATGATGTAAAATATTGGGAAGGATATTATCATTATGAAGATAATCAATCCTATATCGTAAAAGGAGGTCAAGAGATTCCTGTAAATACATTCATTGGATGTGACCCTGCGACTGATATTGATACAAAAGAAAGTGACTTTTCAGTCATAATGGTAGTTGCAATTGACCCTAATAATAATGCTCATGTATTAGAATATGAAAGACATCGTAGTATCCCTACTATTGGAGGTAAATCATATGATGGTTCTACTAGGGGAAAGAAAGGTGTTGTTGATTATATCATGGATTTATATGATAAATACCATTGTAAGTCAGCTACAGTGGAGGATGTTGCAATGAACCGAAGTATCTTTCAAGCGTTAAATGAAGAAAGAAGAGTAAGAAATAGGTTCGATGTGTCAGTAATTCCACAAAAACCGGGAGGAACTAACAAAAGAAATCGCATTTATAGTGGTTTATCTGCACGTTTTAGTATGAAAACGATACATTTGAAAGAAAATATGTTTGATTTAGTTACAGAAATACTTACTTTCGGTCCAAGAATGGCTCATGACGATACAATCGAGACCCTTTATTATGCGTTATTGCACGCTTTCCCACCTGGGATGAAGAAGGATGATAAAGGGAAGTATGTCATGAAAAACAGAAAACAAGCAAAAAGTTGGGTAGTAGCATAATGAGTGACGTTCTTTTTAGCGAAAAAGGAATTGCCATATTACCTCATAAAATGGGTCAAGAGCTAAAAGAAGTTAGTGCTCTTGATAAATTTGGTAGAGAAGTTTTAGGTGTAAGCGTTGATGAATATAGTGAATCAATCGGTTCTAGTGAACTATCATCTGATTTGCCTTGGTCATCTACTGAGATGATTAATAAATATCGCAGATTAATCCTTGATAGATTAATGGCTCAACCTCCAAAGAGTACATTGTATGGCTCTAGGGGAAGGTCTTTAATGCGAAGTAGGCAACTCTACAATGAGGGAGAAGTCGGAATACCTTCAGGTTTCTAGGAGGTCTAAATGGCAAGAAAAAATAAGGGGGCAGTCAATAAAGAACTTTGGGACAGAGCTAATAGTACGCACCGTCGCAAGTGGCAATTCACAAGTCAAAAAGGTTTCGATTTTTATCTAGACGAACAATTAACAAAAGAAGAATCTGATTCGTTAAAAGAATCGGGAATGCCTAACTTTACAATTAATAGGGTTCTACCTATTATAGAAATAATGAAATATTTTGTTACAGCTCAAAATCCACGATGGAAAGCTGTGGGTGTAACTGGCGATGACGCTGACATTGCTCAAATGCACTCTGATATATCTGAATATTGTTGGTATCTATCCAATGGTAAATCTTTATATAGTCAAATAATACTTGACTCTTTGACAAAAGGTGTTGGGTATTTTTTAATTGATATTGACCAAGATGCTGATATGGGTAAAGGAGAAGTAGTATTTAAACGTATTGAGCCATACGATGTTTTTGTTGACCCAATGAGTAGGGATTTTCTTTTTAGGGATGCAGGTTTTATCACCATTAGAAAAAACGTCTCCCGCACCCAATTGAAAAATCTCTTCCCTGAATTTGCTCGTAAAATTCAAAAAGCAAGTCCCGGCTCTGGGTCAGGCGTAACTGAGACATTATCACTAAGAGATAGAGAGGAATCAAAAAATATACAAATAGAAGATATTAGTCTTGGGATTGGGCCTGATGGTGCTGATGAAGATATTATTGCATACTATGAAACATATAAAAAGGTAAAGAAACCATATATTAATGCATATATAAAATCTCCACCTGATGATGTGGAAATGCGAGAAATACAAAAATCAATTGACGTTGAGATTCAAGAATTCGCAGCAGAAGTGCAAGTACAATTAGAAGAAAAGAAAATGCAAATTCAACAAGCATTACAATCTGGTGAGATTATTCCTGATAGAGCTGAACTTGAATTAGAAAAGGCAGAGAAAAATACATCAGAAGCAATTGAACGTCAAAAACAAGTATTGCAATCTCAGGCAGAAGAATTACGTTCAAAGATTGAACAAACAATTATACCAGAAGAAGACTTTAAAGAATTAATGAAACAACCTGAATTTGCTAAAAAGGTAGTTGATTCAGTAAAATTTTATGAGAATCGTATTAATCTTGTTTGTAGCGTTGGTGATGATACCTTTTTATATGAATATGAATTACCAATAACTGAGTATCCAATTGTGCCAATTCCATATCTTTATAGTGGTACACCATATCCAATGTCAGCAGTAATGCCTTTAATTGGTAAACAACAAGAAATAAATAAAGCACATCAGATTATGATTCACAATGCGAACCTTGCATCTAACTTAAGATGGTTATATGAAGAAGGTTCTGTTGATGAAGAAGAATGGGAAAGATATTCATCTTCTCCAGGTGCGTTACTTAAATATCGTCAAGGATTTAATCCCCCAACGCCTGTGTTACCAGCTCCAATAAATAATGCATTTTATACAATAACACAAGAGGGTAAATCTGATTCAGAATATATCTCAGGTGTTCCATCAGCTATGATGGGATTTACACAAGAGCAACCAGAGACATATCGTGGACTACTTGCAAATGATGAATTTGGTACAAGAAGATTAAAAGCATGGATGGGAAGTATTGTAGAACCAGCCTTAGAGCATTTAGGAAAATGTTTTCAAATGGTATCTCAAAATCATTATACAATTGATAAGATATTTAGATTAATACAACCTGAAGCTGGTCAAAAAGAAGGAGGACAAGAGAAAGAAGTTAGAGTAAATATCCCAATTTATAATGATTATGGACAAGCAATTAGTAAGTGGAATGATTATGCATCAGGAAGATTTGATGTTAGAATCGTAGCCGGAGCAACAATGCCATTAAATCGATGGGCGTTATTAGAAGAATATTTTAGATGGTTTCAAGCTGGACTAATAGATGATATTGCTATGATTGGTGAAACCGATATAAGAAATAAAGAAAGAATTATTGAGCGTAAATCATTGTATTCTCAATTACAATCTCAATTACAACAAATGGAAGAAGCTGTTAAGGATAAAGATGGTACGATAGAAACATTGACTCGTCAATTAGTACAAGCAGGTATTAAAGACAAGGTTAAGACTGGTGAGGTTGAGGTAAGAAAAGATGTATTAGAGACAGAAGCTCAACAAAAACTTCTTAGAGGACTGCTCAAAGGTGAGTTTGATACCGCTAAGAAAGACCTTAAGCGGGAGGTTAAAGCCGCTGTAGATAATGCAAAAGAAACTGTTGATTAATAAATGCAGTCTTTTGTAAATTGTAAAAAACTCAAAAGGAGTAATTATGGAAGAACAAGTAGGTAACGCTTTGAACGATATAGATTTCGCTCAAGCCCCCGAAGCAGAACTTCCTGCCGATGACAACAAGTCTAGTGGAGATTTTTTCGAGGCTCTTGATAGAAGTGTCAACGGTTTAATACAGGATGAAGTTCAGACAACTTCTGCAGAAACGCAGAACCCTGAACCACAAGTAAGTCAAGAGGATTTAGGTTCTCTTGAAAAAAGATATTCGGATTCAAGTCGTGAAGCAAAGCGGCTAAACTCCCGTTTGAAGGAACTTGAGCCATATCTTCCAGTCCTCGATGCAATGAGAGAAGACCCCAATTTAATTTCTCATGTTAGAAATTATTTTGAGGGTGGCGGTAAAGCCCCAGAAAGTATGAAAGACAGGTTTGAGCTTGATGAAGATTTCGTGTTCGACCCAGATGAAGCTATGTCTAATACTGACTCTGACTCCGCTAAAGTTTTAAATGCTACAATAGATGGAGTAGTTCAACGTAGGTTGAATGAAACCCTATCGAAGCAGCAAATGGAAAATAGTCGTCTCAGTGATGAAGCGTCATTTCGTGGTAAACATGAATTGTCTCAAGATGATTGGGAAGATTTTACGAAATTTGCTAAAAATAAAACTTTAGAACTGGAAGATATTCTTTATTTAAAAAATAGAGAAAAAAGAGAACAAAACATAGCCAAAGAAGCAAGTGCAGGAGTAGCTAATCAGATGAAAAATACTCAGAATAGACCTCGTTCACTTGCAACATCAGGTAGCGCACAAGTCGAAAAGTCAGCAGACGACCATATCTTTGATACTATCATAGGGTCAGACCGTGAGTTTGATAGTATCTTTGGACAATAGTGTCTAAAGATTAATTAATATAAGATAGGAGTTAAACATGGCTGATGTATTTGGTTTAAGTACATATAGTGATGTGGCTACTTGGTCTGATGGAACCAGTAAAGATACTGGTGACTTAAGGCGACGATATAATTTTGGAGATAGAGTTTCTGAACTAGCGATAGCTCAAGACCCTTTTTTCCGTTTTGTATCAAAAGTAGCAAAACGACCTACTGATGACCCTGAATTCAAATTCACAGAACGCAGACCTTCTTACCATAAACGATATGCATATGTTACAGGTTGGATAGATGAAAATGGCGTAGATAACCTTGGTGGTTCCGGCGATGATGCAGACTTAGTCGCATTTAATGATGGTGGAGCTATGGCTTCAATGTCAGCTGGTGACACTGTCAAGGTGTATATGTCAACTGACTATAAATCCGCAGGTAACATACAAAACGTATATGGACAAAACGCAAAATCACAAGCAATAGCTGTTGGTGCATCTGGTACAAGACCATCGTTCTTTTTACCAGACCAGGTGGTCAGAATACCATCTTCAAGTACTAATGGTGGTGGCGATGCTGATAGTGAAATTCTGATTCGTGTTAAAAGCGTAACAGATTCACTAGAAAAAGATAGT